GTATCTGCATCTGATTCTGATACTTCAAAGGTGAAGTTAAATGTTTTTGGATTTTGATGCTCTGCTAATCCAAATAAGATTCTGTGCTCATATCCGTCAGCGAAACGAACAACTCTTGTTTTTGGAGAGGAACTTTTTTGTTGTCCATATTTAGGAGCGATAGAAGGGAAGGTAGCCATTATGCAAGTAAACCTCCAGGTCTTTTTTGTTGTACTATTTCAGATTGTACTGCTGCTGATATAGCAAGTCCAAGTTCTCTACCTCTTTGTTCATCACCCTCAACAGAGGAACCAGAAGCATCTACATTTACAACTACATTTGTAGATCCTCTACCCATTTCATGATTGGGAGTAACCCTGCCCGTAACTCCTGGTGTAAATAATTCTGGTCCACGTTCTCCAACAATATAAGATTTATTTGGTTTGGTAACACCCCCATCAGCAAAAAAACCACCGATTCCTGGAATTGCTCTAAGTAAAGAAGTTGCTCCAAAATCTATTAGTTGCCTTCTAATAGATCCAAAGACACTGTTTGCAACTTCACCTAAACTCATTGTTCCTGTTATAGCTCCATCTATAGCATCTACTAAACCTGACTGAATTGTATCTGCTATCCCTTGATAAAGATTACTAACCCTTTGAAGCTCTTCTTGTAAACGTAGAGCGTTCTCAAATTGTTTTCTTTCTTCCATATTGATTTCTTTATCAAATTCAAGAGCTTTTCTATCAAAATCTCGAAGTTTTTCTTGTATTTCAGCTTCTCTATTGCCCATAGATAAAGATTCAGTTAAAAACAAATTTTTCTTTTCTACAGATCGAGTAATTTCATCATATTGAGCAGCCCTTAATTTTTCTTTCTCTAAAATTTTGCCAGCATCAGCTAATTCTTTCTTTCTAGCATCTATTCGTGCTTGTATATCTGCCTTTCTCTTTGACGCTCTCTTAACTGCTTGCGCTCCTTTTCCTGTTCCTGTTCCTACTCCTGCTAACTCTGCTTCTAAAGCTTTTAAAGTTGGATCTGTTTCTGCACCACCTATATTTGCAAGTCTTTCTGTTTCTTTTGCTTGTGAACCTGTAACTGTACCAGCAGCTTTAGCTAACATCGTAAACAATGGAGCTAGAGCAGCTTGCATTTTTGTCATAGCTAACTTGAAACTATTACCAAGAGAACGTGTTGCTTCTGAAAATTCTTTTAAATTTTTTACTCCTCCTTCTCCTATCGCTTGATTCATTCTTTCTGTTACTAAAGCTAATGCAACCATCTTCCCTTGTGACTTTTCTATAAGTTTTATTCTCTCCGCTTCTGCTGTTCCATTTAAACCTAATGCAACTGTAGCTTGTTCTATATTTGGATTTAATTCATTAAAAGCACCAGCTAATGTATTTATACCTTCAAAAAAAGTGGTAAGTTGTTGAAGAACAGCAGTAGCAACAAGACCTCCTGCAAAACCTCCCATTTTGCCACCTGCCTTAGTTCCTATAAAACCACCAGCAAAACCAGCAGCACCTCCAGCTATTCCTTGACCAAATAACAGTGGGAACGCTCCAGAAATCGCTGCACTTGTAAATGCTGCTTTATTTCCTTTGGGATTTTCCATGGGAAAAGGATTTCTTCCTCCTCCTCCCATTCGACTTGCTAAATCCCTGTTATTTTTTTTAGCTTTTGTGTTTTCTAATATTGCTGTTGTTTCAAGATCTATATTTTTAATCTGCTTTGCTGCTGCGGTTGCTGCTGCTTTTTGTGCTTTTGTTCCTAGTTTTAAATTATTAGCATATTCTTGTAATGCGTCTGCTGCTGCCATTTGCTGATTAGCAGTCTTACCAAAAGCTCCTTTAGATTTGTTTACAGTTTTGACAAGAGCTTCCATGTCTTGTCTGTATTGTTTTATTGTTTTACGAGCATCTTTTCCTCCTGAACCTCCAGTATTACGGGGATTCATTATGTCTATTCCACGAATATTATCTATACTTTTTGTTATTTCTTTTACTTTTGCGTTTAACCTATCAAGACCAGATTGACCTTTTACTCTTAAATTTATATTTACACCGTAATCGGCCACGATAAAACCAAAACTTTATTTTAGTGTACCGCTTTTAGCGTTTTCTTGCTTGTGATTTATCTTTTGCGTTTTGTATAGCTTTCTCTTCGTACTCTCTTTTTAACTCATAATAAGCTAACCAATTTATATACTCTTCTTTAGTTAATTTATTTGCAAGTTCTTGAACTGTCATTTTTAATTCAGTTGCCAAGAAAAATATAAAAAACCAATCGTTTCTAGCTTTTTAAATCTGCTTTCGCTTCCTCTAACTTATATTCATCACCAGAATTTAACATTGCAAGTTGAATCTCTTGTAAAGTTCCTGCATTTACCTCTCTTCTTAATGACGCTTTATGACCGTCTTGAAATAATCGGTTTCCATTTTTATCTAACGCTTTTGTAATCATCAGATTCAAAGCAAAATCTTCATTTGATCCACTTTCTCCAGACCTTGCAACGATTGATTCTCTTTCTGCAATAGTTAATGGATTCCAATATATTTCTAAAATTGTTTCATCTCCATCTTTTAACTCATACAAATATTTCTGGCTTACACCGAATTTGTTCTTGAGGAGTTCAATCGCTTCCATAAATTTATTAGATTGCTATTCTATTATACTAAGCATTTGCTGAAAATTGACAAGATATTATTCCAATGAAATGACTTCTATCCTCTATTTCCAATGGAGTTGGACCATTAATATCTAATACTCTAGGGTTACAACTAAAAGTATCAACATAAGTAGCTTCATTTACAGAAGTTAATCCATCAATAACTGCTTCAGAAATAGAGGATAAAACTGCTGTTCCTTTTGATTTTGGAACGTAAACATTACATTGAATTACTCCTGCATAATAAGTTGAAGCTGCTCCTTGATTTTGTAAAGTTGATTGAGTAAAGTTTATGTTCATCAAAATGTATTTCTGACTTTTACCAGGAGTTGTGAAATGAACATTGTCATAAACCATTGAGACAGTAGGATCAACTTCAGATATCTTATCTGTTACTGCTTTTTCAAATGCTGCCCTAGTATTAACTAATGTCATTTTTAAAATCCTGTGTAAGTTGTACCTCTAAACTTCTCAGACACTTTACCTCCTATAAATAGCTTACCTTTTTCTGTCATATTTTCTTTAATTATACGAGCCAAATCACCTGCAACAAAACTTTGAATTTTTCCACTTTCTAAAACATATTGAGAATAAACAGCTTTATTCCCAATAAAAACTGATTTTCTATAATCAAAGACTCTATTTCCATCTCCGACAGGAAATCTCATTTCGACTACAGGGTTAGCAGGAGGCTCTTGCTTTGTATATATTCCTTGTTTCCTTCTTTCAAAAAAATCAAGGCTACGTTCTTTTTTTATTCCTGCCCAGGGTTGAAAGTTTTCAACTTTATGATTAGCACTTACAGGGCTATTTTGTGCTTTCCAGCTAGAAGCAAAAAAACCTGTCCATATAGGCATAGGATCTGGAATATTACTTTCCCTGTTAGATAATTCAAAATGAGTAATTTTTATAACATTATTAAATCCTTCGCTGATTTGAGCGTCTAAATCTTTAGGTAAATCTTTTAATCGTCTTAATACCATTAGAATCGCACCAATACTGTAAACATATAAATCTGCCCTCCTTTCTTTGTATCTATATTAACGATTTGAGTGACTCTACTAGAACCTGCAAAATTTATCGTTATTTCATCGTTCATTTCTATCTGATTATTTCCTATAAGATCAGGTGTTATATACAGTCTTGCCTGTCTCATCTCTTGACCTGTTTCTTCTTCTGAACGTATAAAAGATATTGGTATTTTTAAATCAGAGAAAACAGTATCTACAGTCACCTGCTCCCCAGTCTCAATGTTATAACTAGAAACTCCTTTCTTTGTAAAACTAACAGTACTATCAAGTGATGTACCCAAAGAGGATACAACACTTTGAGCAACACTTTTAAATAAGCTATCTAGCTGACCTGCCATTATCCTCTCACCACTCTAGTTTGATAAGTACCAGATCCCCCTAGCATATACGCACCAAGATAGCTTTGAAGCCACGGATATACGTCCAGAATATTGTTAATAGATCCTGTTCCTTGACTATCAGTATTATATTTCACTTGTAAATCTCCTAGCTGAACTTCACTAAAGTTACCATCTTTACCTGTGGTTCCAGTGACAGCACTTGTATCATTAGCCAAAGCTCTAGCTAATTC